GGAGTTCCTATAACTTTAGAAAAGAGCCCGCAAAGAATGATTGACCAAGGTTATAATAGAGTAGGTGTTCACGGCACAAAAGAAAACAACATTACTGTTTTTAACCCTTCTGAAACCGGAAAATCAGGACCGGGAGTTTACTTGGATGTAGAAGCAACGGGGTTTGAAAAAAAAGGTGGACTTCCTTTTCCAACGGCAAACAGGTTTGCAGGAAATTTAAATCCTGAAAGCCAAGCCAGAATGAACCCAGAAGTATATGACCAATTAACACAAAATGCTTCTATATACCCTCTCGTTGCAAGGACAAACCTTGCGCCCTCTGACGAAATGAGAAGATTATCCCATGAACAAATACCTTTAACCTTTGTTCAAAAACTAAAAAGACGTTTAAAATATGGGTATGAAACTGAAGCGGATGCAGAGCTTAATAATATAGTTAGTAACGCACAAGGTATAGGTCGTTCAGACCCTCAAGAACAAAGAGCGGTACAAGAATTAAAAAACCAAAGTTTTACTGGGGTAGACTCTACTGACCGCTACGGAGAAATAACATCATTTGACGGGAGCGGTTTAAGAGTTCCAACCGCAATATTTGACCCAAGACTTACTAAACTAAAAAATATTGGAATGGCAGAAGGAGGTGAAATTATGAACGGTATTGGTTCTTTAAACGAAACAGCGCGGGGCATGTCTCGCGGACCGCGGGGCATTGGTGCTTACCAACAGTTCGCGGGCGGCGGACCTGTTTACATGGCTAACGGGGGCTCACCACAAGAATTAGCTCAACAGCAGGCTTATAGTCAACAAATGTCGGACCAACTGGCTCAACAGGCGGCTCAACAGTCTGGTATGCAGACGGCGCGTACTGTGGCAAACCTTCCGATAAATCCGGGTTTTACGGGTTTTCCTTTAATGCCTCGCCCACAGACAGCGCCAAGCAATATTCGTGGAGATGGAATGTCTGCTAACGATCTACAAAGAATGTTAAGCCGCCAGACTATAGCTCCAGAAAATGTGTCTGACGTGCAGTCGGACATACAACAGTTGCAGCAAGCGGATGTAGCAAAACGCGCCGCGGCAAGAAGAGATGAGGCGGCAAGAAGGGCGCGAGAGGGAAACAATCCTGTGTCACAACCAAGCCCACAACCAATGCCTATGGGGCCTTTTGGCAACCCTTTTGGAGAACCTCGCCCATTTTTTCCAATGCCACAACCCAACAACCAACCGCTTACGCAACAACCCATGAACATTATGGGACAGCCAATGCAGCAACCTCAGTTTGGTATGCAGCCGCCAATGCCTCAAAGCCAGTATGATTACGGCTATGACTCTACCCTTTACAAGGGCTCTGGAGGAATAGGAAGCTTGGCTCCCGCACAACAGGCGAATCCTCAACAGTTTGGCCTACAACAACAGAATATGGGTGGGCTCGGATCACCGCAACCAACCAGTAACGTCCTCTTTTAACACCTGACCCGCTAGATTAATCTTACTGCGTAACGCATCTAAGACCTTTTCATCTATCGTGTTGGGTGACACCAGATCCACATACGTCACCGCATTCTTCTGCCCAATCCGGTGAGCGCGGTCCTCGGACTGTAGTCGTATCTCCAGATCATAGGAGTTGCTGTAGTAGATGACAGTATTGGCGGCGGTCAGGGTAATCCCGTAGCCGCCCGTCTTGGGTTGTCCCACAAAGAAACGCAGAGGATCGTCTTCGTCTTGAAACCGATTAACGATCTCTTGCCGTTCGTCCTGTGGCGTTGCTCCGTAATAAAGTGCGACCGAATCGGGCCCGAAACGGTCGCGCAGGGTCTGGCAAATCTGTTGAATGTCGTAAGTGTACGAAGCCCAAATGATTGCCTTCCCTGATATTTCGTCTGTAATGCTTGTTAGCTCATTCAGACGGTTGTTCTTTAGCGGCTGTATCTTTCCAACATCAGGCTGGAAGAAGCCGCAACAAATTTGCTGTAGGCGCATGATCTGCGTTAACACACTTTCTGTAGTTGCAAGATCCCCGTTCTCAAGTTGGGCCAAAGCCAGCTTTTTCATTTGAGTGTAGACCTTGGCCTGTTCGTCCGTCAGTTCTACGTTGCGCCGAGTATAAATCTTTTCGGGGAGGTCTAAGCAGTCTTCCTTTAACACGCGGGTGGAGAAGTTAAACAAACGCTCGTTCAACTCATCTAGCCTGCGGTATCCGGTTATTTCTTGAAAACTACGCGCCCCCATAACACGTTTCTGCACTATAGCGTAACGGTTCTGAAAAGCAAAGAAACTGTTATAGCCCAGCGCGGCAGGGTCTAAGAAGTTGCACTGACTGAACAAATCCATTGGGCTCTTGGTCACAGGAGAACCAGTGAGTATGCGGCGGTACTTACTGTACTTCGTCAATACCATTAAGTTCTTCGTGCGCTGGGCCTTGCGGTTCTTGATCGTCGTGCTTTCGTCTACGATCATCATATTGTCAGGGTTCTGCACAAGAAAACGGCCCGCCGCTCGCGCACCTCTGGGAGAGGAGAACGCCTCTACGTTTATTACAAAGATCTTTAGCCCGTCGTAGTCTTCCATAACTAAGTCTTCCAACTCAGCAGAAAACTTCTTGCTTAAAGAAGGCGTCCAACTTACTATTTTACGTTCAATGCGCTCTGGTAAGTGCAGTGGTATTTCCCCAAGCGCCCAGTTGTCATACACGCCTTTAGGTGCAACAATCAGCGCGGCTTTAATCTCGCCCTTTTCAAAAAGAATGCCTATGTTGTCTATGGCAACTTTACTCTTTCCAGTGCCCATCTCCATAAAATACGCATGGAAGCTCGCGTCCCACGAATCGTCTAATGCTTTAAGCTGATGGTCGAAGGGTTCAGTTTTATACTTATACAAAGTTTTATCCTTTTGAAGCTTGACTATACGATCTTATGAGAATATAAGCGTGTTTGTCAAGGCCATAAAAAGGTCTTTAACAGCGAAAGAGAAAAAAACATGAATGATATACTATCTATGATGGAGTCCGACTTTGAAAAGAACGTCGCATCTTCCATCGAAAAGGGCAATCTCGGTGGAATCTCTACCCTAGCCCGAAAAATACGATCAGCGCAACAGGAAGTCGAGAAGATCGAAAATGATCTTAAATCTCGGAAGAAAGACTTGCTAAAGCTAACTGACGAAGAACTGCCTTCTGCTATGCAGGAGCTAGGGCTATCGTCGTTTTCATTAGATGACGGTTCTACTGTAGACGTAAAGCCTACATATGGAGCCAGCATCCTAGTTGCCAACAGACTCACTGCTTACACTTGGTTGCGGGATAACGGCTACGACGATATTATTAAGAATGTTGTTTCTTGCGAGTTTGGTCGTGGGGAAGATGACCAAGCCAGCGCCTTTAAAGCGTTTGCTTCTAAAGAAGGGTTTCCGGCGGATCAAAATGAAAGCATCCATTCGGGCACACTAAAAGCTTTTGTACGGGAACGTGTAGAAGCTGGAGACGAATTTCCAATGGAACTTTTTGGGGCCTTTGTAGGTCAACGTGCTATCATTAAAGGAGCAAAATAATGGCGAATGCAGTAACGAAACCGAGTAAATCAGACGTGGCAACATTTGATGCGTCTATGTTTGAAGCCGACGCAGGCGCGGGTAACGAAAACGTAGGATCAGATGATCTTGCTCTACCGTTTCTCAAACTGTTGAGCGGACTAGACTCTCTACTCGACACACACGAAACCGCTCGCAAAGGTGACATCTACAACACTGTCACGGGCGCTGTAATCAGCGGCAAAGAGGGTGTTAGTGTAATACCTTGTGCCTATCAGCGCGTGTTCATTCAGTGGGTCCCAAGGGGTTCTGGTACGGGCGCACCGATGAATGTGTATAAGCCAAATGATCCGGCTATGCCAAAGACTGAGCGTAGCAAAGAAGATAACAAAAACTACGTTGTCGGCGGTGACGGTGATTACATCGAAGAAACTCACCAGCACTACGTTATGATCGTCAACGAAGACGGTTCAACAGAAACTGCTCTGATTGCAATGAAGTCCACACAGCTAAAGAAAAGCCGTAAGTGGAACAGCATGATTCAGTCAGTGACAATGCAGGGTAAGAACGGTCCGTTCACACCACCCCGCTTCTCTCACGTCTACCGTATCAAAGCGGAAGCCGAAGAGAACTCTAAAGGTAGCTGGCACGGTTGGGAAATGTCCCGCGAAAACCCAGTGCAAGATGCCGACGTTTACGCCAAAGCAAAGTCTTTCTCCGAAAGTGTGCTTACGGGCGATGTGATTGTAAAACATCAAAACGACGAAGACAAAAGCGCTTCAGACGACATCCCGTTTTAAGTTTTACTAGGGGGCTGCTTCGGCAGTCCCCACCACAAGGACATAACCATGACAGTTAAAAAGTTCTCATCTATCTTTGATGGATTAAAAGAAGCTTACGGCACATATCGGGTGGAAAAAACTCAGTCTAACGGTAAGAATACAGGTAAGGCAGGCATCGTTCGTGAAACGCGGACCGCGGAACTTTGGGAGGGCCACCTCTCTGGTAAGGGAAACTCTATCGGCATCATACCGATTAACGCAGATAATATGTGCAAGTGGGGCTGTGTAGATATTGACCAGTATCCGCTGGACCACAAGGTTCTTTTAGAAAAGATTAGAAAACTAAAACTTCCGCTCGTTGTATGCCGATCAAAGTCTGGTGGGGCGCACTGCTTCCTCTTCTGTAAGGATTGGGTAGAAGCACGGGACATGCAGAAGTCTCTGAAAAGTATTGCCGCCGCGCTGGGCTACGGCGAGAGCGAAGTATTTCCAAAGCAGATAAAGCTACACCTAGATCGTGGAGATGTAGGCAACTTTCTAAACCTGCCCTACTATAATTCAGAGGATGGTTTACGCTACGGCATCCTAGATGACGGCACTTCAGCCACGCTAAAAGAGTTCTACAACCTTTACGAAACGCACGTCCAAACGCCAGAGCAAATACAAAAGCTACAAATAACCGAGGCATCCGAAACTACGCCCATGCGAGACGGCCCGCCCTGCTTGCAACACCTGATTAAAGAGAAAATATCTGAGGGTGGGCGCAACAACGGCCTGTTTAATATCGGCGTGTATCTACGCAAAGCGTTCCCAGATAGCTGGGAGACAGAGATCCTTACTTACAACATGCAGTATTTTGAGCCGCCGTTGCCTCTAAGCGAAGTCACAGTCGTTGCAAAACAGCTTGAGCGCAAAGAATATGCCTACCGCTGTAGCGACGCGCCAATCAACGCGCACTGTAACAAGGAGCTATGCCAGACCCGTAAGTTTGGTATCGGCTCCGCCGTGCAAAACGCCACGGTAGCAAATCTGCGGAAGTACAACTCAACGCCGCCTGTCTGGTTTATGGATGTAAACGGCGAGCCTCTGGAGCTAGACACTGACGCCCTGATGAGCCAGCCCATGTTTCAAAAAGCCTGCATGGAGCAATTGAACTTCATGCCGCGAAGCGCCGCAAAGCAACAGTGGGAAGGCCGGATCAGTTCCCTGCTTACCGAAATGCGCGAGAACGAAAGCGCAATCATGGAAGTCGCAGTGGATGCCAGTGTAAGCGGACAGTTCTACGACTACCTCGAAGAGTTCTGTCGCTTCCTACAGCAGGCGCAAGATAAAGAAGAGATCTTACTCCGCCGCCCTTGGACCGATGAGGACGCAATGGTAACTTACTTCCGCCTAAAAGACTTTGAGAACTTTCTAAAGAAGAACAAGTTCTTTGAGTATAAGTCCCACCGCATTGCCCAGCGACTTCGTGACATAAACGGAGACAGCACGGTTCTAAAGATTAAAGGCCGCGCAGTGCGCGTCTGGCAGATACCCGCCTTCGAGGTCGGAGACATAGATATTACAACTCCAGACTTTACTCCAAAACAGGAGAGCCCGTTTTGACAAGACCACCGCCAAGTAAAAGAAACTTAGAGATCGTTCGACTGATTGAAGAGCAACTCATGACAAAGACGGCCGTCGCTAAATTGTTTGAAATAAGCAAACAGCGCGTCTGGCAGATATACAGAAAGGACAGGACCAGTGTTCAGAATATTCGGCCCACCGGGAACGGGGAAGACGACACGACTTCTTAATATGGTCGATGACGCTCTTCAAAAGGGCGTTGCTCCAAAGAACATTGCTTTCCTAGCCTTTACTCGTAAAGCCGCCAACGAAGCAAAAGAACGTGCCGCGAAACGATTTGGGTTAGATCCCAAGAAAGACCTGTTCTACTTCCGGACACTGCATAGTCTTGCTTTAACCTGTTCTGACATACGCCCCGAACAAGTGATGCAAGAAGAGAACTATCGCGAGCTTTCTAATCAGATGGGCGTACAGCTTCAGATGACCCGCACCAGCCTTTATGAGGATGATATTCCCAGCACGGTCAAAGCAACTGATCCTATCTTGGGTCTGATTAACCTAGCCCGTATGCGGAAGATCCCGCTCAGAGATCAGTATAATAGTGTCGGCATAGATGTTGAGTGGAACACAGTCACCTATGTGGACAAGTGTCTGCGTATGTACAAAGAGAATATGGAGTTGTTCGACTTCACCGATATGCTGGAAAGTTTTCCTAAAGAGGGTCAGGGGAACTGCCCTAACTTTGACCTATGCTTTGTAGATGAAGCGCAAGACCTCTCTCCTATACAGTGGGACATTGCCCACATTATAGATGAGAAGTCCGACAGAATGTACTGCGCTGGAGATGATGACCAAGCCATCTACCGCTGGGCAGGCGCAGATGTAGATCATTTTATTAATCTGGAAGGCGGGTCAGAAACTCTCTACCAATCCTACCGTGTTCCATTTGAAATACACCAACTGGCAGAGCGGGTCGTGTCTCGCATTAAAAAGCGCTTTCTTAAAGAATATAAGCCAAAGGAAAATGCCCAAGGGTCAATCCGGCGGATCTTCAGTATCGAAGAGATAGACATGTCCGAGGGATCGTGGCTCATAATGGCGCAAGCCGGATACCAACTAAACCCAGTAGCCGGAGAACTGCGCTCGTCTGGATACCTGTTCAACAACCGCGGACACCGATCCATCTCTGAAAATCTTAGCGACGCCGTAAACGGATGGGAACAGTTGCGTAAAGGAAGAGAAATCAACGGGGCCGTGGCGCGTAAGATCTACAACTTTATGTCAACTAAAGACCGCGTGGCGCGGGGCTTTAAAAAACTAACCGCACTAGAAGATACAGACCTCGTAAGCCTAATATCGCTGACCGCGGACCACGGACTTCTGGCTACAGAAGATATGGTTTGGCACGTTGCTATGGACAGACTTCCAGAGAACGAAAGAGCCTACATCATTGCAATGCTACGACGCGGGGAAAGATTTAACGGCGAGCCGCGTATAACCGTGTCAACAATTCACGGAGCAAAGGGCGGAGAGGCGGACAACGTTGTGTTGTTCACGGACCTTTCGCCAGCGTCAGAAGAACAGATGACAATTAACCCAGACGATATGCACCGCGTTTTTTACGTTGGTGTAACCCGTGCGAAAGAGAACCTTTTTATTGTTGAACCAGAAGATTTTACAAGGAGTTATGACCTATGATTTTATGGAACTACAAATGCGATTGCGGGTACAAGTGGACCTGTTGGTGGAACAAATACTCTCAGGATGCCTGTGAGAAATGCAATAAGTGGATAAATCCAGAGGAGAAAATACAATGAACTGTTGGCACTGTAAGACAGAACTTATTTGGGGAGGGGATCACGACTGTGATGTCGAAAGCTTTTCCACAGGAATAGCCGCAAACGAGGGTGAAGACGTTGAATGTATGCACGAGGATTACAGCATGGTCACTAACCTCTCCTGTCCTAAGTGTAATTCGCTGGTGTTAGTTTACTCCCCAAGTTGTCTTGATGGACCGATAAACTTAATACAAGAAAAGTTCCGGCAAGAGGGAAATAAAAAGAAGTATGCCCGTGGAAAAAGGAGTCGCTACAATGAAACGTGATGAAAT